ACTTGGCCGAAATAGCGTGCAACTGACTGCTGCTACCGCAGCGGCTTAAACTGTCGCTATAGACCTGTGAGATTGCGCCGTGTACTCCGGTTACAACTTTTATGACCGTCAGCGTGCGGCAAATGTCTCACAGGTCAATGATCCAAATGCAGCTTGGGTAAATCAAGAGCCACATTGGATCCTGATTGAAGATTTACAAGGCGGTAGCTATGAGATGCGCCGTAAGCATCGGCGTTATCTACCGCAAGAACCGCGAGAACTAGATGAAGCGTATGACAATCGTCTAGCACGTTCTACTTGCCCGCCTTACTTTGTGCGGCTTGAGCGAATGCTTGCAGGTATGTTGACTCGCAAACCTGTCAGGCTAAATGATGTCTCAGACACCATTCGTGAGCAGTTGTTTGATGTAGACCTGCAAGGCAACGATCTTAACGTCTGGTGTTATGAAACAGCTCGTCGCTGCATACGTTATGGCCATGTGGGTGTGTTGGTCGATGCTCCTGCTGCTGGGAGCAACGGCAGACCATATTGGGTGACTTATACGCCGCGTGAAATTTTAGGCTGGCGCACTGAACTTGTTGACGGTGCTCAAAAGCTTGTGCAACTTCGTTTGCTTGAGAAGGTTATTCAGGCTGATGGTGAATATGGCGAAAAAGAAGTTGAGCAGGTGCGAGTATTGACGCCTGGCGGATTTGAGATTCATCAGCGTGACACTAAAGGCGAACTGAAGAAAATTGAAGAAGGCACAACAAGCCTTGACTATATTCCGTTTGCCGTTGCTTACAGCAATCGCGTCAACGTGATGGAATCACGTCCGCCGATGGAAGATATTGCAGAGCTGAATCTTAAGGCTTATCAGGTTCAATCTGATCTTGACAATCAGCTGCATATTTCAGCTGTCCCAATGCTTGCGTTTTATGGCTTTCCATCTGCTGCTGAAGAAGTTAGCGCCGGTCCTGGCGAAGCTATTGCTTTCCCTGCTGATGGCCGTGCTGAATATATTGAGCCAGGCGGAAAGAGCTATGACGCCCAATTTAAGCGACTGGAGCAAATTGCAGGACAGATCAATGAGCTTGGATTGTCGGCTGTCTTAGGTCAAAAGCTAAGCGCTGAAACTGCAGAGGCTAAGCGTATTGATCGCAGTCAGGGTGATTCAACCATGATGGTGATCGCTCAAAATGTGCAGGATATGATTGACAATTGCTTGAAGTTCCATGCAGATTATCTGCAAGAATCTCAGGCTGGCAGCAGTTATGTTAATCGTGATTTCCTCGGCGCTCGGCTTGAGCCGCAGGAGATCCAATCATTGTTGCAGCTTTACACCGCAGGCACCATCACTCAGGAGACATTGTTAAATCAGCTTGCCGAAGGCGAAGTGTTGGGCGATGATTTTGAAGTTGAGGCTGAACTTGAGGCAACTCAAAACGGCGGTCTGATCGAGATGCAACGCCCTGAGCCTGAAGCATCTCCGTCTATGCCTGAGGCTTCGGCTGAACCCGAACAAGAGGATGAAATCCCGGCATGATGAAATGGTTGCGGAGACTGCTCAGGATGGAACAGGAATTTGAGCGTCAGCGCATGTTGTACGTTAGCAAGCGTGAATTGCCAGAAGATACGTTTGCCATCGTAAGGTTATCTTGGTTTAGCGAATATGGTATTGAGTCAATTGATGAAGTTAAGCTGATTTACGAAGACCAGGATGAAGAGGATATGATTCCTGAGTTTTCTATGATTGTCGCCCAAGCGTTAAAAGGTGGTGCTGACGTTTCTATTTTGACAGATATTGAGCCGGAGCTTCTAGGCTTCTTTGATGAATGACAACACCGGCAAGCCTATATCGAAACGCGATTGATCTTAATCGCTATAGCAACAGTGTTGCAAGGCGGATCATCAATGCTTACAACGATATTATTTTGGATAGCGTTGCTCAGCTTCGTGCAATTGAGGATCTTGACGATTCATTCAAGGCAGCGAGGTTAAGATCAATTCTTGCGCAACTAAAAGAATCGTTGGACACCTGGGCTGGTGATTCAACGGAGATTATGGTGCCTGAGTTGCAAGGTTTAGCTGAACTGCAGTCTGAATTTGTAGAAGAACAACTTAGAAAAGTTTTACCGGCTGGAAGTCGCAGCCTTGTTAATACGGTGGAGATTTCACCGCAGTTTGCGCAAGCTGTTGTTACGACAGATCCTACTCAAATCAATGTCGTTGCATTGTCTGATGATCTTGTTGCTGCAGTGCAAGGCGCACCTCAAACATTTAGTTTGACGGCAGCGCAAGGCACGACTATAACGTTGCCAAACGGTCAAGTTATTGTTAAAGCGTTTCGCGGTATCGCTGAAAATCAGGCTGATCTTTTTGCGCAAGTTGTAAGAAACGGATTGCTGACTGGCGAGACAACAGACAGCATTGCTCGTAGGATAAAGGGAAGGCTTCGTTTTGGGCAGCCTGGCAGCATCAGGCAGATTGCAGTTGCAGGCGGACAGGTCACAACGGTGGCGAATAATCAAGTAATGGCACTTGTTCGCACAAGTATTAATCAGGTAAGCAACGCTGCATCACAGCAGGTTTACGAAGCGAATCAAGACGTGACGAAGAAATATCGTTACGTTGCCACGCTTGACACACGAACTTCTGCGATTTGTCGTGCGCTTGATGGTCGAGAGTTTGAATACGGCAAAGGCCCAATGCCACCGCAGCACTTCAACTGCAGGTCTACGACTGTTGCTGTTGTTGATTACGAAGGTTTAGGCATTGAGCCACCACCACCTGGCAAACGAGCAAGCATGGATGGTCCTGTGCCTGCAAATGAAAGCTATGGACAGTGGCTGAGTAAACAGTCAAAAGCAACTCAGGCTGAAGTGCTTGGCGCTGAAAAAGTTGCTTATTTTACAAGGCTGTCGAATAAGTATGGCCCAAAGGATGCCATTGCAAAGATGGTGAGAGATGACGGCTCAGAGCTAACCTTAGATCAGCTCCGCAAGCGATACGGTGCCGTTAAAGAAAGGTAAGTCTCAGCAGACGATTTCGCAGAACATCCGTCAGCTGATCAAAGAAGGTTATTCGCGACAACAGGCTGCAGCTATTGCATTTTCGCAAGCTAGAAAGGCTCGCAAGCAAAAGCCACGTCGTTAGGCTGAGTTGATTCGCTTTGATCTAATGCCTGGTCATTACGGCGGCAAGAAAATGCCTAAAGGCTCCAAGAAAAAAGGAGGCAAAAAGAAGTGAAGCGTGGTGATCGTGTCAGCTGGACCTATCAAGGCAAGCGCACTTACGGCGTAGTCACTAGCGTTGCTGGTGAGCGTGCAATGATCAAAGGCCCAAGCGGTGGCAACATCATTCGCGTTGGCAGCAAAGACGATCCTGTGATTCGGATCAAGTCTGAATCAACAGGAAATCCTGTGCTCAAGCGTCAATCACAATTGCGTAAAGCACCAAAACGTCAATAGTGATATTATTTGAATGCAATTAACTCTACGAGTTATTCATGTCTGAAGAGCAAATTCAAGAGGCTACGCCTGTTGAAGCTACAAGTAATCAAGAGCTTGACGCGCTAAAAAACAGTATTGAAGCGCTTGAGCGCAAGAATCATGAGCTGATCGGCAAGCTTAAAAAGGCTAAGGCTGTGCCTGATGGCGTTGATGTTCAAGAGCTAGTTGACTTTAAGCGTCAAGTTGAACAGTCAAAGCTTGAGTCTGAAGGCAAATACACCGAAGCGAGGCAAGCACTTGAGCAGCAGTTTCGCGAGGTTACGGCGGAAAAGGATCAGCGCATTGCCGAACTTGAAGCCCGTGTCAAAGAGCTAGAGCTGATTTCGCCTGCTGTTTCTGCTTTGGCGGATATTGTGCATGATCCTGATCTTGTGCTCAAGACGAAGCTGAACAAGGATCAGATTCAGCGCGAAGCTGACGGCACTGTTGTAGTTGTTGATGGTTATCAGCGTACGCCTGTCGGTGATTGGGCGAAGCAATCGTTGCCCAGTTGGATGCAGAAGCAGCCTAAGCCGCAAGGCAGTGGAGCACCTGCTGGTCGTAGTTCAGGCGAAATTCCTGCAGGCACAAAAAATCCATTCGCCAAAGAATCGTTCAACCTAACTGAACAGTCTCGATTGTTTAGAACTGATCGCGATTTATACGAAAGGTTGAAAGCCGCAGCCGCACGCTAAACTTTTTGTGAAGGCAAAGCTACGCGGAGCCAGATCGGGTTACGCCCACACCGTAAACGTCATTCTTGAGGATTTTTAGTCATGGCGACTCTTCGCTCTGACATCATCATCC